CCAAGGCAACGGGGACAAGATGGTGTCCCACGTTACGAGCAAAGCTGTGGACTTGGTGATGCAGCGGCTCGACATGCAGAGCTACATCTACGTCTCCAACATGGCTAAGGCCATTAAGCGCGTGGGCGAGATTTGGCTGTCCATGGCCAAAGACGTGTTCGTGGAAGATAAGCGCAAGATGAAGGTGGTTACAGCCAACGGCGAGCAGGACGAGATTGAGCTCATGACACCGGTCATTAACCCTGAGAGCGGTGAGCTTGAGTACGACAACGACCTCTCGGAAGCTGAGTTCGATGTGGCGGTGGACGTTGGGCCGTCTTCAACGACGAAGAAACAGGCAACGGTGCAGGCGCTGCTCTCGATGATGGCGGTGACGCAAGACCCTGAGACGATGAATGTGCTCTCGTCGATGGCGATGATGAACATGGAAGGCGAAGGGCTTGGGGACGTGCGGACGTACTTCCGCAAGAAGCTGCTCAAGATGGGGGCGGTTAAACCCACCGAGCAAGAGGCACAGGAGCTCCTTGCAGAGGCCCAGAACGCCCAACCGGACGCACAGACGCAGTACTTCGCAGCAGAGGCGCAAAGGGCAAATGCGCTCGCTACAAAGGCACAAGCCGATACGGTGCTTACGCTGGCAAGAGCTGAGGAGACGAGGGCGAAGACCGAGGAGACGATTGCAAAGGCTGGTCAAATCGACCAAGACAAGGCGATGAAGCTGGCCGATCGCATCGAAGACGATGTGCAGAAGCTGGTGGCACCGGTTATGCCGGCAGCGCCTATGCAAACATTTTAGTGGACAAGCCCACTAAGTAAGAAAAAATGGAGAACAACAACACGGCAGTAGGTGCTGAAGTTGTCTTGGAAGATGAGGAAGCTCCCGTAGCGGAGGCTGTGGCTGAGGAGACCGGTACGCCGGTGGCCTCGGAGCCAGCCAAAGACGGGGAGGCGACCACTTCGGAAGAGATTGACGTTAGCATCGGGGATTCGCCAACCCAGAAAGAGGACGCAGAGAAGGCACCTGAATGGGTGCGTGAAGTGCGTAAAACCAATCGGGAACTGCACCGCAAGAATCGGGAGCTAGAGGAGAAGCTGAAGGCAATATCGGCAACTGAGAACAATCCGGTTGACCCTGGGCCGAAGCCGACACTGGAAGGCGCCGATTACGATACGGAGAAGTACGAGGCCAAGCTGGCTGAGTGGTTTGACCGGAGACGGAAAGCCGCTGAAGAGCAAGCTAAGGTCGAGGAAAAGCAGCAAGCCCAACAAGCCGAATGGCAGAGGAAACTCGAAACCTACGCGAAGTCGAAGACGGAGCTAAAGGTTCGGGATTATGAGGACGCCGAGGCGGCTGTGCAGGAGATGCTCGATGTAACGCAGCAAGGCATCTTGCTACAAGGATCGGACAACTCGGCATTACTGGTGTACGCGCTGGGCAAAAACCCCAAGAAAGCGAAGGAACTCTCTGAGATAAAAGACCCGGTGAGATTCGCGTTCGCGGTGGCTAAACTCGAAACACAACTCAAGGTGACAAAGAAAACTGCTCCTCCTCCAGAGAAGACCCCACCGTCAGGCGGGGCAAGGTCAACCGGTGGTTCCGACGAAGTGTTGGAAAACCTACGCGCAAAGGCCGAGCGCACCGGTGACTACACGCAGATTTTGGCCTACAAACGTCAATTGCAGTCAAAAAAGTAACCTATGGCTAATTCATTCAATAAAGAAGAACGCGTAGCGTTTGAGAACCTCCTTGAGGGGTTCAATGACGCGCTTGTCCTCTCCCGTAACGTCTCGATCTACAACACCGATCAGACGACGATGGAACGCACCAACAACGTCATCTGGCGTCCCCAGCCCTACATTGCGACTTCGATCTCCAATGCAGGGGTTGGAACAAACATCACCAGCGTTGGTGGCTACGCTTCCTATACCCAGCTCGCGGTACCCGCCAGCATCAACCAGACCCGCACGGTGGCCTTTGAGATGAACGCTCAAGAGCTTCGTGACGCTCTGCAAGAGCAACGCCTTGGCAACTCGGCGAAACAGAAGCTTGCTTCTGACATCAACGTGTCGGTGCTCCAAATCGCGGCCAATCAAGGCACGCTTGTTGTCAGGCGTCAGACAGCTGCTGGTGCTTCTAGCGGGTTCGATGACGTTGCCCAGTGCGAGGCCATCTTCAACGAGCAGGGCATCATGGACGGTGACCGCTACCTCGCGCTCAACACGCGGGACTACAACGGCCTCGCTAACGACCTTGCCAAGGCTTCGCGCTCCTTCGGGAACCAGAAGTCGGACAAGGCTTATGAGCGTGCGTACGTTGGGATGGTGGCGTCCTTCGACATCTACAAGCTCGACTACGCGGTGCGGTTGCCTGCTGGGTCTGCTACGGCGACCATCAACACGACTGACGGCGCAGCGAACTACTACATCCCGAAAGCCATCTCGACTTCGCCAACGACGTCCGAGCGGCTCAACGTGGATAACCGCTTCCAGTCGCTGACGGTGGCAGTTTCCGCTGGCGCTTTGGCGGCAGGGGACGCATTCACCATCGCAGGCGTCAACGCAGTGCATCACATCACCAAAGGCGACACCGGTCAGCTTAAGACCTTCCGTGTCATCTCGGCGAGTGCGCCTGCTGCTGGTAGCCAAGCTATCGTCATCAGCCCTCCGATCATCTCCAATCAGGTTGCCAACGCTTCCTCTGCGCAGAACCAAAACTGCGTGGTGAACACCAAGGCATCCAACTCGGCAATCACGATCCTGAACACGACGGCGGCTGGCGTTAACTGCTTCTGGCACAAGGACGCGATTGAAATCCTGCCTGGCCGTTATGCGATTCCCGACAACGCCGGCGTGGCGGTGATGCGCGGCTCGACCGACCAAGGGTTGGAACTCGTTATGAGCAAGCGTTTCGATCAGGACTCGCTCACGACCAAATATCGCGTGGACACGTTCTACGGAGTTGTGAACAAACAACCCGAAATGAGTGGCATTCTGCTGTTCAATCAGTAGTATAGTCTCACGGGGGGTGGCCCTTCGGGGCCATCCCCTTAACTTTACGCAACTTATGCCGCTCAAGAAGGGTTATTCGCAGAAGACAATCTCCTCCAACATCGGTAAGGAGATGAAGGCCGGTAAACCGCAGAAGCAAGCGATTGCAATCGCGCTCTCAACGGCTCGCAAAGCGAAGCAAGCGGCTGGAAAACCCGTTGGAAAACTGAAAAAATGATTGAGTTTCCTGCAATGGTGTACCGCTCGCCGGGTAAGAACCCTACGCGTTATGGCACCTTCGATTACTGCGGCGTCGAATCCCAAGACGAACTCGACGAAGCCCTCTCCTTGGGCTGGAGTTTGACTGTTGAAGATGCTGTGGATGCTTTTAACAAGGCCGTGGAGGCCGCTGAAAGGCTCAAGAACGAGCCCAAGGTGAAGATTGTGGTCAATGAACCGGAATCCGAGGCTGCGCCCCTTCCTGAGGTTGCTGGCGAGCCGGTTTTGCTGGCTGAAGACGACGAAGAAGAAGATAAACCGCGCCGCAGGCGCAAATGACGCATGGGATACACTAAACGCCAGTTCGTTGAGGCCGCTTTCGAGGAACTTGGGCTGGCGTCTTATGTGTTTGACCTGACTGCGGACGAGCTTCAGTCTGCGGTGCGCCGGCTGGACGCCATGGTGGCGCAGTGGTACGCGAAAGCCATCCAGATTGGCTATCCGCTAACGAACTCGCCTGAGAATGCGGACTTGGATACTGAGACGAACGTCCCGATCACCGCGAACGAGGCCATCATTTTGAATCTGGCGATGCGGATTGCTCCGCAGTTCGGCAAAACGCCTTCCCCAGACACCAAGCTGGGCGCGATTTCGGGCTACCAGACGCTCCTCATGCAGAGCGCCAACGTCCTGCAACAACAGTACCCCTCGACGATGCCTGCTGGTGCCGGCAACAAGGATGTGGATTGGCCGTTCCTGCCGGTTCCGTCCATTGCTCCAATCGAACAGGAACCCAACGGTCAACTTCAGTTCCGCTAACATGGCTATTCAAAACCTCGATAACGTCGATAGCATCAGCAACTCGACGCTGTTTGCTGTCAACCAGAACGGGCTCGACTACAACTGCACCGGTTTGGCCGTTGCGAACTTCATCGAGCAGAACATTTCCTTGAATGACAACAGCGTGATTCAGTACGCAGCTCCGTTGACTGGTTCGACTGTTGCGGTTTCTGGAACTGGAGACAGCGTGTGGCTGGTTCTCACGCCTGCATCAAGCCTTGCGGCGCTGACAGTTCAACTTCCGCTGGTTGACGGGTGTGTTGCTAACCAAGAAGTTCTCATTGTTACAACGCAGACGATTGCGGCATTGACGATTTCTCTTAACGGAGCATCTGCAAGCGGGCTTCCATCGGCTTTGATTGCAGGTGGCGTTTTGCGGTTGCGTTTCGAGCCAGTACTGAAGACGTGGTACAATGTGACAGGGCCGAATGTCATCTATGGCAGTGCGTCATGGAATCCAGGTACCATTGCAAATGGAGGCATTGCTGGCACAAATGTGGTTGTTACTGGTGCTGCACTTGGGGATTTCGTCGATGTTACCTTCTCGGCCTCCCAACAGGATTGTTTATTTCAAGGGTGGGTTTCAACGGCAGATGTTGTGCGCGTTTTGATTGTAAACAATTCTGGCGTTTCCAAGACTTTTTCATCAGGTACAATCAAGGTCAAAATCAGCAAGTAACGCTTTATGACACTTCCATTTAATCCCTCTTACGGCAGCGGCGCAACGCGCACGGCGACGACGACCTCTGCGCAGTACGCGATTCGGGCTGGTACGCGCAGCGTGTGCGTGACAAACACCGGTGCGACAAATGCCGCTTACGTTCGCGTTGGGCAAGGCACGATTACGGCAACTGCCGCAGACTACATCATCATGCCCGGTAGCCAAGTGTCCCTTGGCAAGTTCGAGGATGACAACGTGATTGCGTTGCTCTCTTCTGCCAGCACAACCACGGTTCACATCATTTCTGGCGCTGGCTTGTGATTCGGTATCTCTCCAGAAGACGGTCAAAGATACCTGCGGCAGTTTCTGGCGTAACGCCGGTGCCGCCTCCAACAGCTTTTTACTACATCCGTCCCGTAGCAGTCGGCGGCGGGTACTACCTACAGCCGGTAACCGGCGATAAATACGTTAGACCCTAAAGCATATGCCTGACATCACAGTATCCAATTCGATTGACACGTTCATGCAGTCTGCTGATCAGGCTGAAATGCGGACGAGATTGAGTCTTGGCGATTCTGCAACCAAGAACACGGGAACGACCGCAGGCACAGTAGCCGCAGGTAACGACTCGCGCATCACGGGAGCGGTGCAAACTTCTGGCGGCACGATGACCGGCAAACTCACTGCTGCTGCTGACAATACGATTGCAAAACTGAGCGTTGGATCAAGAACTGTTGGCAGTTCACCAACTACACTTTCGGATGGTGATATCTGGATTTCAAACCAAGGGGCTCTCAGCTATCGAGACTCAACAGGGCCAGCTTCTCGTGCAGTTGCGGCTACATCACTGTCAAATACCTTCAACCAACCGCAGACAATCGGCGTTGGAGCTGGGACTGCACTGACGGTAAACAACAGTGGAACAGGCACGGCAGCATCAATCGCGAACACCGCTACGGCGACAAGCGATGCCGTTGTCATCACAAACCTCGGCTCTGGAAACAGCTTGGTTGTCAACGACGAGACAACACCCGATAGCACTCGGTTTGCCATAGCGAACAATGGGCGCGTTGGCATCGGGGTGGCTCCAGACACATCAGTCGCATTGTCGGTGGATACTACGGGGATTAAGTTTGGAGACGGCACGATTCAAACGACCGCAGGGGGAGGTGGTGGTGGAGGCGGAACGGTCACCAGCGTTACAGCAGGCACGGGGTTAACAGGCGGCGTAATCACAAGCACTGGAACAATCGCAGTGGACTTTGGCGCGACTGCAAACAAAGTGACCGAAGGCGGAACGACGGTGTTGAAAGCTGGGGATACGATGACGGGGAAGCTCACGCTCCCTGCGGCTACGACTGCGTCTGCTCCATTGAACATTGGCTCCAGTGGCGTTCAACCAACCTCTCCAGCAGTTGGAGATGTTTGGATTCGCAACAACCTGCTTCAGTATAGGGGGAGCAGCATCACCGTAAACTCTGTTGCCGCTACAGCAGAACCAAACACGTTTAGTGCTAGGCAAGCTATCAATGCTACCGACACTCTCCCAGCCTTGCGTGTCACTCAGCTTGGCACAGGCGAAGCCCTGCGAGTGGAAGATGAGGCGAACCCAGACGCAACCGCATTTGTTGTAGCAAACAACGGACGTGTTGGCGTGGGCGTTACACCAGATACAGCAGTTGCATTGTCTGTGGACACGAGCGGAATCAAGTTCGGTGATGGCACTATTCAGACAACGGCAAGCGGCGGTGGGGTTGCAGGTGTATCCTCATTCTCCGCAGGAACCACTGGGCTTACGCCAGCAACAGGCACGACCGGAGCGGTGACGCTCGCAGGGACGTTGGGCGTAGCAAATGGCGGCACAGGGCAGACCACGGCAAATGCAGCACTCAACGCCTTGCTTCCCTCGCAAGCCAGTAACAGCGGCAAGGTGCTATCGACGGACGGTGCGAACACTTCATGGATTACGGCAGGAGGTGGAGGTGGCGGTACTCCCGTTGACAGGCAGGTTTTCACCTCCAGCGGGACGTGGACGAAGCCAGCAGGGGCGAAGTACATTCAAGTCACGCTTATTGGCGGCGGCGGCGCAGGGGGGCCTGGAATAAGGCGTGTTGTTACGCCTACTTCAGCTTTAGCGCAAGGCGGATCAGGAGGTGCATCTGGACAAGTAATGAAGTCGCAATTTGCTGCAAGCGAACTTCCAAGCACAGTATCTGTAACAATTCCAACTGTTGCTCCAAAATATTATCCAGGGTATCTTTGCAATTTTTGGGGTGTGACTCAAGGAACAGCCGCATCTACAGCACTTTTTGGCGCGTTTATTAGAAATTCTACAGGTGCTAATCTAGGTAATATTGCATTTTTTAATTCAGCAACAACAGGAGGAGCAAGTGTGGGGTTTGATTCAAATGCAGGAGCAACGCCAGGCGGTTTGCCAACAGCTTCGGGAAGAGGCTCATCAGGGGGAATTGGAGGATTAAATACTGGGGCTGGAGCTGGAACTGTAAATTCTCTTTTTGGATTTGGGTCGCTTTCCACGCCGCCTCTTACGACACAACCATCCACAACAACAAACTTCACATCGCCACTTCCTACTTCGCCAATGCAAGGAACTGGAAGTTTTGGAGACAACCAATCATCTGGTGGAGCTTGTGGAATGTCTGTTGCAAATACTCTTTGCTTAGGAGGAAGCGCAGGGGATGGAGGAGGCTGGTTTCCTCCAGTGAATCTAACAAGCGTTGCAACAACAAGCGGATCGTCAACGGTAACTTGCGCTTCAACTACCGGACTAAATGTAGGAATGGCAATCATTCCCTCATCTGGATTTGCAAATCCAACAAACAGGCTTCTATACGTTGCATCAATTACAAATTCAACCACATTTGTAGTTTCGGCAAACGCAAATGCGACAACAAGCGGTCAAACAGCACTGGCAACTTGCGGATATGGAGGGGGAGGCGGCGGAGGTGGCTCCGCGCAAGCAAGTACTCCAATTCTAATCACTGGAGTCAATCTCACATCTGGTAGCACAACAGTTGACTGCACGTCTACAAGAGGCGTTCTTGTGGGCCTAACAATCTTCAACAACGCAAACATTCCAGCAGGCACAACGGTTGCATCGCTTGTTAGCGAAACGCAGTTCACCATTAGCGTAGCGGCAACTGGAAGCGAAACCGCAGGAAAGCTGGTTGTGGCTGGAGTCGGAACAATTAGCGGGTTTGCTACAACTAACAATTCAACCTCGGCTACAGTAACGTCAACGCTTGGAATGACATGGGGGCAAGCTCTTTGGGCGAGTAATGGAATCACCCCAGCCACAACGGATGTCGGATACAGGCACGTTGACGGGGTGTCTTCGGCAACGGCATTCACGCTGTCAGCAACCGCATCGGCAACAGCATCTGGTCTAACACTTTATGCAATGAACTGCATTGGTTTCGTTGCGGGAGCAAGCACAACATTGGGGTCAAACATTGTTACCGTCTCCGATACAACCCCGCTTTATGTCGGGATGATGGTGTCTATTGTTTCTGCGGAAAACACTTGGTCTACAACTGCTGGGTCAACGACGGCCACATTAACAAATCCAATGCCAAATGCATTATTTAATCAAGTTTCGGTTTTGGGTGACGGAGTTAGCAGTAGGGTACAAAACGTTTTTACAGCATCATCAGGCTCGACATCAATAACGCTAAGTTCTGCTGCTACCGCAACTGTAACAAGTAAGCCGTTCTATTACACAAGCCCCAAAGATGAAATCATATTCCCTACTGCATCAGGCAGCAGGTCTGCAATGTCATATGCTAGAATAGTGTCTGTAGATAGCGCAAATAATCAAATAACACTAGACCAAAACGCGCTGCAAACAGTATCTGGTCAAACGCTTGCATACGCATTTACTGGCGGGGCAGGGGGAGGCGGTGGAGGTGCAGCAGTTGAAGTTGTAACATATTTCTAATATGGCTAATCAATGGGCAATCGTTAACAACGAAACATCAATCGTTGAAATGACAATACTGTGGGATGGCGTGACACCATACACGCCTCCAGAAGGAACCACGTTGTATGAGTTCCGATTCGATTACGAGGCAGGCGCAGGCTTTATCCGCAACGAAGACGGCAGTTACTCTCCTCCTCCGCAAGATGCCTAAATCAACCTCACTCTCGGTCGGTCGCGGTGAAAAGCTCCCTGTATCCAAGGGGGCTGGCTTAACAGCCAAGGGCCGCGCAAAGTACAACGCAGCCACAGGCTCCAAGCTCAAGCCTCCAGCTCCAAATCCCAAGACCAAGGCAGATGCGGGGCGCAAGGCTTCGTTCTGCGCGAGGATGAGCGGGATGCCTGGGCCTATGAAGGACGAGAAAGGCCGGCCTACGCGCAAAGCTGCTTCACTCAAACGCTGGAACTGCAAATGAAAAAGGGACTCTACGCAAATATCCACGCCAAACGCGAACGCATCGAAGCTGGCAGCAAAGAGCGGATGCGTAAGCCGGGCTCCAAGGGAGCGCCGACCGCAGCCGCGTTCAAGGCATCAGCAAAGACCGCCAAGAAGAAGTAAATGGAAGTACCGGTACTCAGCGGCATCTACACCAATGGAGCGAGCGACTTCCGTCGCAGCTACCCGCGCAACCTCGTACCGGTCATCCAGCAAAACGGCATCAGCAACGGTTACCTGAGGCCGGCTGATGGCATTGTGCAGTTCGGCACAGGCCCAGGACTCGACCGAGGCGGCATTGAGTGGAAAGGCACGCTGTACCGCGCCATGGGCACCAAGCTCGTCAGCGTGGATGTTCTCGGCGGCGTCACGGTGTTGGCTGATATTGGTGGGTCAGGGCAAGTCACCTTCGACTACTCAACCGACCTGCTTGCAGTGCTGTCAAACGGTACGTTGTACTACTGGAACGGCACGGTTCTGACCCAGCTTGCAGACGATCCTGAGCTTGGGCCGCTCATCGACTTTTGCTGGGTGGACGGGTACTTCTTCGTCACCGACGGCTACCTGCTGGCTATTACCAGCATCAGCGACCCAACGGTCATCTCGTACAAAGCGACCAGCGAGGCCGACCCAGACAGCGTTATCTCCATTCAGAAGTTCAGGAACGAGGTCTATGCGGTTAACCGACACACCATCGAGCTCTTCAACAACGCGGGGCTTGCAGGGGACTTCCCGTTCGTGCGCGTTGAGGGAGCCCAGATACAGCGAGGGGGCGTGGGAACGTACACCTCATGCGTCTATCTGGATGCTATGGCATTCGTCGGAGGCGGGAGAAACGAGCAGGTCTCGGTATGGCTCGCGACTGGGGCAAACACGGTCAAGGTCTCAACCCGTGAAATTGACCAGATTCTGGCAAGTTACCCTGAAACTACTCTGGCTCAGATTGTCTGTGAAACGCGTCTTCACGATGGACTGAACCACCTGTACATTCACCTTCCTGACCGCACGCTTGTGTACGACGGCACAGCCTCGCAAATCGCCCAACAGGCCGTTTGGTTTGTGCTCGCAGACGGCATTGTTGGCAACAACGGCTACCGCGCACGCAACTTTGTGTACGTCTACGACAAGTGGGTGTGTGCTGACACCACAACGGCGAACCTCGGCTACACGGTAGACACCATCTCGTCGGTGTGGGGAAACTTGACCGGCTGGCAGTTTGAAACACAGATTTTCTACAACGAAGGTAAAGGTGCTATTTTCCATGAGATGGAACTTGTTGCACTTACTGGGCGGGTGGCGCTTGGCGTTGACCCAACCATCTTTGCAAGCTACTCAGCAGACGGTCTGACTTACTCGGTCGAACGCGGCATAAAGGCCGGTAAGATTGGCGACTACTACAAGCGCCTGACGTGGATGCGTAACGGTCGCATGGGAGATTGGCGAACGTACCGGTTCCGTGGGACGAGTGACGCGCATATGTCCATCGCACGACTTGACGCAAGGCTCGAACCACTTGTCTGGTAATGGCGAACCGCATCAATCTCAACCGAAACGACCTAGCAAAGTTCTTGCCTGATCAACGGGCAATCCGAGCTTTCGAGGAACTCTTTGCCAGCGTCCCTACAGCCACCGAAGCGAACGAGTTCGAGTCCGCCGGCGCTCAAGCAAATGCACAGCAGGCGCTGGACTCCATCGAACGCCTCTCAAGGCTTGTTGAACTATATGCCACAGCTCCCGCGCCAGAACCACTGCGCCAGCTTCGGTATGGCACCTTTTATGATACGACAACGCAAACGTCCACGGTCATAAACACGCCAAAGGCCGTCACATTCAACTCAACAGACTTGAGCTTCGGCGTGCGCATTGGAACGCCTGCAAGCCGCATTTACGTCGATTCTGAGGGCATATACAACTTCCAGTTCTCAATGCAGTTGGACAAGACCGCAGGAGGCGTCGGTTTGTTCTATCTGTGGGCAGCTATCAACGGCATTAACCAAGCCAATTCTGCAACGCAGATTCGCCTTCAAGGCAACAGCTCGGAAAGTGTTGCGGCATGGAACTTCGTGTATAGAATGAACGCGGGAGATTACCTTGAGCTTGTTTGGTCATCGGACGTGACAGACCTCGAAATCAAGGCTTTTACCGCAGCCCCACCGGTGCCTGGTATTCCGTCCGTTATTCTCACCGTAACAACTGTCCCGCTGTATGGCCGTTAACGTCAAAAACATCATCCCGCCCAAGCAGGCTGAGGCTTCGCAGACGACTCAGTACACGGCGTCTAATGCCAAGTGCATCATCGACAAGTTTACCGCTACGAACACTTCTGCCAGCAATGTGACGTTGTCGGTCAACTTGGTTCCTTTGTCAGCTTCCGTAGGTGACGCAAACTTGATTCTCGACGCCAGAACGATTTTTCCAAACGAGACCTACACTTGCCCGGAACTCGTCGGACAGGTTCTTGAAGTAGGCGGACGCATATCGACCCTAGCAAGCGCAGCCGTTTCAATCACCATTACTGCTTCGGGGAGGGAAGTGACGTAATGAGTGAAGAACTTTCAGTACCGGTAAACGATCAGATTGAGAGCCTTGAGAAGGAACTTCTCAATCTTCCACAGGTTGAGTGTCCGTTAAAACACAACTTTGCGCCTGGGGTCTATATGCGCGAGATAACAATGCCTGCTGGCAGTTTTATCATTGGGCACGAACATCTTACTGAGCATTTCAATGTGGTTCTTACCGGCAAAGCCCGAGTGATGATTGACGGCGTTATCGAAGACCTTGTTGCGCCGTGTTATTTCATCTCAAAACCCAATGTCAGGAAAGTGCTCTTCATTTTGGAAGAGATGAAGTTCGCTACCATTCATCCAACAGACGAGACCAGCGTTGAGGTTTTGGAGTCAACATTGGTGCGTAAAAGCAACTCTTTCATCAAGTTTGAAGAAGCAAAAGCTCTACTTGAAAGTTTAACCACTTAGGAGGATTAAAAAATGGCATTTGTAGCAGTAGGAACAGCAATTGCAGTAGGAGGAGGAGCGGCTTTAGCAGGCGCAGGCACGGCAGCAGCGATTGCCGCTGGGGTTGCGGCTGGTGGTGTTGGCGCAAGTATTTACGGACAAAAGAAAGCTTCTAGCGCAGCAAAGGCTGCTTCAGAAAGAGCAGCGGCAGCTCAGTTGCGAGGTCAAGACGCTGCTATTTATGAGCAACGCAGACAGTTTGATGCAATGCGGGAGATTCTCTCGCCATACATCAATGCTGGTCAGCCTGGGCTTACACAACCATATATCGGCGCTGGCCCTGGAGCGATTCAGCAAATGCAACGTCTAGCCGGTCTTGGTGGTGAGCAGGAGCGCCAAAGAGCCCTTTACGCTATTCAACAATCGCCGCAGTACAATCAACTCGCTGACATCACAAAAGAGAAAATTGATGAGCTTTATAGAACTAGAGAAAAACAAAGAGAAAAAATCAAAGGAGAAGATGCTTTAGCTGAGTTTGATTTATCGACTAATGCTGCTGCCAGAAACATTGAGGCCCAAGGATACGCGCAGCAACAGGCTCTATTTAAACCGATTCTTGAGGACAAGCAGTACGAACAGCTTGGCATCGAACAGCAACGTCAAGCTATCCAGCAGATTGAGCAGGGGCCGCTTTACCAAGAACTCGCCAAGCAGGGCGAGGAAGCGATTCTTGCAGCGGCGTCAGCCACCGGGCGGCGCGGTTCTGATGGCACTCAAAGCGCACTCGCACGGTACCGTCCGCAGCTTCTTAATCAGCTTATCGATCAGCAGTACGCACGTCTTGGTGGTCTCTCCAATGTAGGACAGGCAGCAGCGCAGAATATGCTTAACTTGGGTCAAGCGTCTGCGGCAGGACAAGCTGCTGGCGGCATCCAGTCTGGAAATGCAATTGCTGGTCTTCTCTCGTCACAAGGAGCAGCGCAGGCCGCTGGGATTCAAGGAGCAGCAGCGGCTCGGGCTGCTGGATATACTGGTATGGCGAATGCAATTGGAAGCGGATTACAAAACTTCGCTCTACTGAATCAGTTAAGTGGAGGCTTTGACAGCGGCGGAGGCGGCTATGAATCCTTTGCCGGTTCTGGCGACTGGACAATGGGACAGGGGGCGCAGTCTGGATTTATGTCCACCAACGTGTAAAATTATGGCTGATTTCAACTACAACATTCCAATTCAGCCTCCAAATCCAGGTCTGTTCGGAGGTAATCTGATTCAAGGGCTCTCAGCTATTGAGGGGATTAAGGCGTCTCGCGCCCAGCAGGAACAAGCGGCGATGATGGCCCCGCTCCAGATTCAAGCCGCTCAACTCGGTATCCAAGGCCAACAACAGCAGATGGCACAGAGCGCGGCGGCGGCAAGGCGTGCAGAGTTTGGATTCCAGCAGCAGTTGCAGGCGCTTCAGGCTGAGAGGGCAAGGCAACAAGAAGTTGGAAAGGCGTTCAACAGCTTTGTAAGCTCTGAAGAAGCTGGCACAGAAGCGCTCTTGCCGGTGATTGGGAAGTTGAACAAGGCAGAGTTAGATGCTGCTACTGCGGCAGCTCAAATCCGTCTTGGTCAGATTGCCAGCAAGATGGATCCAAACGATCCAGACCCAAAATCCGTACAACAGATTGGGCAGTTGAGTGCGCTTCTGCCTTCAAAGGAGGCTGAAAGGTATGACAACATCCTGAAAGCCATGCCAAACAAGTACCGTGATGGGCTTGTGAACACCATGCAGGACGCTGCGATGTTTGGGATGTCAGGGAACAACACCGAAGCGTTTAAGTTGATAAACGACCAGATTTCTGCATTTGCAAAAGACCCTAATCCGGTTGCTCAACGGATGTCTAAAGAGCTTCAGACAGCTTTAGACAGACTGCCAGAAGAAGCGCCTCCTGCAATCTGGGCAAATGTTGCTTACAGCAATCTTTTGAAAGTAGACCAAAAGAAAGCAGATTCTTTTTTGGGCTTCCTCAAGGAACGCGCTCCTGAGCAGGTTGCCAAAACCGAGTCCGAGACATCGTTGAAGAAAGCAGAGGCTCGACTTAAGGATTTAGAAGCAGACTTCAAGAAATCTGGCGCGCTTGACCCAGAGAAGAAAGCTTCGCTAGAAATTCAGATGAAAGAAAACTTTGAGGCTGAACCTTTTGTTAGAAATTATATTGCAAGAAGAGACCTCGTCACAGCGGTTCAGTTGGCAAAGGAACTTAAGAGCATCCCTGGTGATGCGTCAGCAATTGTTGCGGCTGTCAAAATCAATGACCCAACGTCAACGGTCAGCGTGACTGAAGCAGGAATGGTTACCGGTGGGACGATTCCAGCCGCATTCAGATCGCTTGTTGCTAAAGTAAACGAAGGAGGAAAGCTTTCCGAGAAAGACAGGGACGACTTGATTCGGATGTCAGAAAGGCGGATGCAGCAATCTGAAAAAGAATACAATAAATATCTAGAAAGTAACAAAGCTATTGCTGAAAGGCGTGGCCTAGATATTCAAAACATCTTCTCGCTTCCAAATGCGCCAGTTGAGTCTGTACTTGGAAGCAAAGCGCCACAGACGCGCCAAGAACAACTCAGGAACAAGTCCGTACCACCGCCGGTGCCAACTGGTGCTGGCGCAGGCTGGACTCAAGGCAGTCGCGGCGGAGTGACATTTGAATTCAAACAGAAGTAAAGTCATGCCAGTTTACGACGTAAAGATCGGCGACAAGATGTTTGAGGTTAAGGCTGACTCGCCTGAGGCCATTCCATTTGCAGTAGATGAAATCATTGGAAAGTTTGGATTAAAACCTCAGGAGCAAGGCCCAGAAATGCAAGGCCCACCGGCTCCTCCAGAGGCCGCACCAGCCGAGGCACCGCTGCCGTCTGCTGCCAGCGAAGAGGCGATGATTGGGCAACCGGAGACGACGGCGGGAGGGCTTGCAGGAGCTGCTTTGCGTGGGGCTGCGCCAGCGATTGCAGGCGCTGGACTTGGAGGACTTGCTGGGGCTGGAATTGGTCTAATTGGTGGGCCGTCTGGCGCGGCTACCGGTGCTGCCCTTGGAGCGCGTGCTGGCGCTGTTCTTGGGGCAGGTCTTGGCCCTATGGCAGACCCGATTGTCGCTGGCATCAACAAACTGTTTGGCACGAACTACACGCTGCCAAATGAGGCTGTTCAGCACTACCTCACTCAGATTGGCGTTCCGAAGCCAGACACCGCAGCAGAACGAATCACAGAGGCTGTTACCGGTGGAGCAGTCAGTGGGATTGGGTTCAATGCGCTCGCAAGAGAAGTCGCCAAAAGAGCAACGGCAGGTGGCCTAGCGCAGCGTGTAGCGCAGGCAATGACGACATCCACCGCAGAATCCGCTACAGCAGGCGCAGCGGCTGGGCTTGGCGGTCAACTCGTGCAAGAGGCCGGTGGAGGGCCGCTGGCACAGGTTGCAGGCTCTATTGCCGGTGGAATTGCTGGCGGCTTCGTTGGTGGAGCGCCATTCCGTAGTCCAAGACCTCCCTCGTCCCGTATCGAGGACGA